GCACTATAAATTTAATCATTTCTTTCATCTTTTAATAACCTCACAATCTCTTTTCCCATTTCTGATTTTTTGCAAAATATAAATTCTACCTCGTACTTATCCATCATTGTTTTCATAATTTTTTCTAAAATTTCAGGTCTTACCTTCGTGTATAAACTTCCATCTTTCCGTTTTGGAACTTTCCATTCATGAACTTCATCTATGCTTGTAATCTTGCTACTTGCAATTAAAAATATAAATCTCTCACAGCCAATATCACAAGCTTTTGCAATTTCACGTTTTAGTCTTTCATGTTCTAATGTGCGACAAAGATTACCACATATTTCTGTTAAATCTTTTTTAGTATCAATGATAATCTTTGCACTATCTACTCTTTTGTAATCACCTGCATAAATTTTATTGCGAATATATTTAATTCCATTTTTATCAAAGTAATTTGTAATATGTAACTGTTTTTGTTGTCTTGTATCACACTCTATAATCATTTTTCACCTCTTCAAAAATTTGTTTAGTTTTGTCATATTTCATGTTAATATAACCAATTCGCCCATCACGATTTTTAACAATATTTACTTTCATATTTACAATAACATCTTCTTTTTCATTTTCTTCTTTTTCTTTACAAAGCAATATAACTTTGCTTGCACTATTTTCTAATTCTCCTGAATCTTTTAACATTGATAAACTAAGTTCATCAGAATTATAAGCACTTCTATTTAATTGACTTGCACTTATAACAGTACAATCATACTCTAAACACATCTGTCTTAATTCTTTTGCTACTTCTGTCGCTTGTTCATATAAACTTCTAGTATTATCACATTTTGTAAGTCCTAAGTGATCTATGAATAAAATCGTATGTCGCTCTTTATCTTTGAGTTTCATCATTACACTTTTGATTTGTTTAATATCATTTGCCTTATGTTCTATAACTAACTCTGCTTTTTCAATCTCTTTAATTGCTTCATCAATGAGTTCTTTTTGATATTCTGTTTTTGGAGTAGTAACATCTTCTAGTGAAATTCCTGACTTTATTGCTGCAATTCTTTTATAAATCGTTGACTTACTCATTTCCATATTGAAATAAATACATTGAAATCCATTCATCAAATCATTCATAAGATTTAACATAAAACTTGATTTACCAACTCCAGTTGTTGCTCCAATTATTAAAAAATCACCACGTACCATTTCTAATGTTCTATTCAATTTTTCAAAATTATTAAAATTTATTTTTGAATGTTGTTCATTGATTCCATCTAGAATTTCTTTTCCTGTTAAAGTAACAGAATTATCAGTAAGAACAATATCGTCAAGTTTTCTAATTTGTTTCACATACTCATCATAGTTACAAGTTCCATCTTCTCTTCGTTGATTTAATCTTTCAATAACATCTTCTTTGTAAAATTTAATAATACTTTCTTCTGCAAGTTCTAACTGTTGCTTCCAGTTGCTGTTATAATACAATTCATTCATCAACAAATCTACAAAATAATCAACATCAAAATCTTTATGTTTCTCTGCGATTTTATAAACATTCACACATTCAAATTCTTCGTAACACTCTTTTGCATAATCAAATATTTTTTGATTTTTGCTATCGCTAAGATATTCACCTTTAATTTGAACAATTGAAAATAAATCAGGTTTATTTAATAACAATGCAATATATCCTCTTTCAATTTCTAACCTGTTATTTTTTTCTACTTTTAACATTACAATTCAGGTAATCCTTTCGTGCTTCCAACTTGATAACCAGAATCTTTATCTTCTTTCTTGTCTTTTTTAATCCAATTTTTAAACACAGATTGCCAATCAATAATTTCTCTGCCTGCACCATTGACCCAGCCGATTCCAGAGTAATGATTGTAAAATTTTTCGCAATAATCTTTATCTTTAAATCCTATTTCTAAAGCATAATTAAAAATCTGAGCGAGGGTGGGAGGAAAATTTTGATTTTCGTTTTCTCCTATTCCTCTCTCTCTCTTCTTTACTTCTTTATTTCCTATTTCTCCTTCTTCCTTCTCAGAAAGAGGATGTGTTGAACTTTGATTTTTGTTTGATTTTAATTTGATTTCATTTTGATTTTGTTTTGATTTTTCTTTTATGCCTTTTTTTGCGTTTGAAGATTTTGATTTGCTAACCTCTAAATGTGGTACAATTAAAGACCAAATACTCTTTTTTGCCCCTTTAAATTCTGGAGTTTTATTTTCAAAAACATAATCAACAATTGCAACTAAAATTGCTTTTCTGTCTCTATCAGAAAGTTCTTTTGTTGCTTCATGATAGCTACTAAAGAACGTAAATCTATCTATGTTTTTCATTTTTTCACTCCTAATCTAGCAAATTATCATCTATAAACTTGTCAACTTTATCCCCTGTTACTGATGTTTTTGAGTTACTTTTTGCAGTATGATTTGAACCATTTTTTTGATATTCTTCTACACTCATTGTTGTTCCATCTAACAATTTAACTTTTGGAATTTGAACATCTTTAAGCTTATCCAAACTTCTAAATTGAGTTAATCTTACTGCTGTTCCAATCGTTCCATCTTGCTTTTCAAATTCTTCAAGAGCAAATACTCCACATAGTTTTTTACCAATTAAAGTTTTTTCATCAAAGTTCCATTTATATCCTGGATTTGAATTTTCTACTGCTGTTGTAAAACCTTTAAATAAAGCTACACAGTTTTCATCTTCTTTTAATGAAATGTATTTACAAGCCCCATTTGGCCACTTTCTATCCACTGACATATTGTTATCGTATTGTTTCTGATAGAATCCTGCTTGCTTGTCATTTCCTGCTATATCTTCTTCAATTTTTAGTGAAGTATTTCCAGTTTGTCCAGTATATTCATAAGCATTTTTTATAACTACTTCATGTCCCCCAATCTCTAATTGTTCATAATCTCCATATTCGATACCTTCTACTTTGTCCCAGTCATTTGGTTTCTTTAACATATTATTTTTCCTCCTTCAAATTTTCTAAATATTTTTTTGCTTTATTAGTATCTTGAAATGTAAATCTGTTAAATAAAATAAACAAATATTCTTTAAATTTATCATTTGAGATACAACCATAAATCTTTTTCATTTCAGTTTTTGAACTATACCTATTTAAATATTTATTAAATGCTAACGTAAATCCTATTTCTTTATCAAATTTATCTTTTTTATTTACTTTTGAAATAGTTTTATTTCCATCTTTCCAAAATATAATTACTGCTCGATTGTTTATAATATATCTTTCAATTTTATTTATATAATTCATATTTTTTTCCTTTCTTCTTAAATCGCAACCAAATTTTCTCTGACTTCATCTGTCCATTCTTCAGTATCTACATAGTTCATGTATTCTTCAATTTCGTTTTGAAGTTCTCCAAGTTTGCTTTTATTGTTTAGATTTTCAATAATATTTTGCTTTCTATTTTCATCATTTATTAATTCACAAATCATTAATAGTAATTCAGTTTCAAAATTATATTGCATATATTTTTTATACTCATCTAATCGACTATCAATTGTTTTATTATCATCAACATATGCATCAATATATGTTTCTCTAATATCTCTATTTGTTACTCCTTCACTATCAAGAAAATCTTCTGCTATTTCTCTTAAATAATCTTCTTCTTGACTAGCATTATCATATATTTCACGATATTCATTTGAGTTTTCAATATCTAATGTATCTAACTTTTCAGCAAGTCTAAATATTGCACCATTTATTGATTTTTTTAATAACTCGATTGTCATATTATTTAAGTCATAAACAACTTTTTCTACTTTGCTAAAATTCCATTGATTATTTAATTTATTAAATCCAATTTCAAAATATATTTTTTCTTCTTTAGTGTTGATTTCAGATAAATTTAAAGTAAAAATATTATCTTTGAATACAAACAAGTTCCATATTTTTTTCCACAATGATTTATCCAAATAATTTTTAATAATAAATTCATAATCAATTTTATACGTTTTTATTGTTAGTGAATTATTCATTTTTCCTCACTTTCTTTATTTTCTTCTTTACTTACAATTGGTTTAAAACTGTAATATTCTCTAATAATCCTATCTACTTCTGCTAGATCGTTCGGTATAAATTCTTCTTCAAACATTTCGTAAGGGCTTTTAGCAACACTATCTCCCGAATTTCTTGTTTGAAAAACATATTGTCCATCTTTAACCATACTCCTTAAAACAATATTTAATAATCCTTCTATACATAAGCAATCATTAATCATTTTCCCTGTTGTTTTAGGCTTTGCAATACCATCAATTATATCTTCATGAATTGTCGAATATACAATTTTTTCTCCATCTAACATTCGTATAATTTTTTGCAAATCAACATAATGCTTAGCCATTTCAGAATGCTTATCATACCCTTTTATTAATGCTTTATCAAAATTTTCAAATTGCATTAAATACCCAGAATCATCTATAATAATAATTCTCTTTTTAGTTTCTTGAATTGCTGTTTTTATTCTTTCATAATCATCACACATTACGAATTTTAATCCTGTTTTATTTCTAAATGGTAATTCGGATTTTGCTACCGAAATAATAGCAGT